CGCCTGCGGCCGCCAGTTCATCGGCGACGGCTTCGGCTCGGGTTTCAACCGCCCCGGCTTGTGGCCGTTTCGCGATTCAAGCCGCAGCCGCATGCGTGCCTCCTTTCAGGCTGACCAGCTCGCGCAGTTTCCCAGCCACGGTGGCCGCGCCCTTCTTATAGAGCGCGACCACCACCAACTCGCCGTCGAGCCACACGGCCCAATGGCGCGTGCCGTAGCGGGTGACTTCGACCACGGCTACCAGCCCTCCCGGCGCGCCCGCGCCTTCACGGTGTTGACCGACAGGTCGAAGTGCGCCGCCGTCTGCTTCGGGCTGCGGTTCTGCCGGTAGAGCTTCTTCACCGCCCGCCAGTCCGTCGTCGGCTGCGGGGCCGGCAGGGGCGGCGTCGTCCGCACGGTGGAGGCCGTCGGAGCCGCCGCACCGGAGCGCGTGGAGTCGCGTTGGAAGGCGTCGAAGCGTCGGTTGGAGTTGGAGGGTGCCCCATTCGCGCCGGTCGCCGGGGCCGCGGTCGGCCGGCCTTCGAGCGCGGCAAGGCGCTGCTCGATCGGACGGAACTTGTCGCTGACTGCGACGTTCGCGGCGTCGTTCACGATGCGGCTCACGTCGATGGTCGAACCACCGCCGCGCCGGGTGCCGACGATCTCGAGGACTTTGGCAGTCACGATCTCGCGGATCAGTTCGACGGGGATTTCCGTGATCGAATAGACCACGCCGGTGAGCGATTGGAGCCCGAGCAACGATTTCATTTGCTCGCGCGCCGTGCGCGGATTCTCGGCCTCGATGCGATCATCGAAGACGACTTTGCCAGCCTTGCTGGCGATCAATTTGAACAACTTCATTTTGGTTTCTGTGTTGCGGGTCAGGCTTTTGAATTGCCGAGCGCCAGCGGGAGCTGACCCATGTTTCCCGTTGGACTCGGTTTGCGGCGCGGCTCCGCTGACTGCGGAGTTTGCGTCGAAAATTGGGCGCGCCCGGCGCTCGCGGTGAGGTAGGGCAGAAAGCTCGTGTTGCTGACGAGGAACCCGCGCCACGGCTGCCAGCCCCCGAAGAGCTCAATCTCCTTGGCCGTCATCACGGCCCACCGGCCCGGCAGCTTCTTGAGCAGCTTCGTGCCCTTGTGATGCACGAGCGCGGCCACCGCCCGGCTGTCGCTCATCGGGCCGTCGAGATCGCCGATGACCTCCTGCGTCGCCTCCCAGTTGCTCCACGTCCCGTTGTGGAAAAGCACCGACTTGCAGAGCCCCTCGTAACCGAGAGCCGCTTGCGCGGTCACCGGGAACGGATGGCAGAGCAGCGGCTCCACCCCACCGACGCTGGCCCAGCGGAAATGGATGATCACTTCGCCGGGCACCTGCCCAATCAGATGGTTCAACTCCCCCGGCGTGAGCGCCTTCTTCCAATGAATCTGGCGCTTTTCCCGCCACGCCACGCCCGCGCCGTGCGGATTGGCGGCGTGACACGCGCGCAGGATGGTCAGGTCAGGGCGTTGCTTGGGCGGACAGATTAGGACGACACACATGGCTGGGAGTGGGCTGAGGTTGAGGAAAGGGACGCACTCACAGCCGGGCCTCCGGGTAGCGCTCATCGAACTTGCGGCAGAGGCGCACCGCCTCGGGGCCGTAGCTGGCAAACTCACGGTGCAACCGGCCGAACAGGCCCAACGCGCACGGCCGCGCGCCGCCGGTCCACCCGAGGTAATCCCACAGGAATTGCACCGCGCTCTCGGCGGTCTGGGTGCGCTTGGCTTGCAGCTTGTTCTTCTTGAAACCGCCGAGGCACTGCACTTGCGCGGCCCGGCGGCAGAGCCCGAGCACGCAGCCCAAGTGATGCAGGACTTTCACGAGGCTCGTGGTGCCGGCGAACACGCGGAACTCCACCGCCCCCACATACTCATCGCCCCTCATGCGGAAGGACTTTTGGAGGTTCAACATTCCGCGCCCGCAGGCCACCGCGGCGGCTTCCTTGTCCGCCACGCTGCTGGTGTTCACGATTTTGCGCATGTGGCGCTCCACGTCGGCGGCGAGCGTGTGGCTGTAGCGGCTCAGGTGGCGGCCGGTGCCCGTCTGGCCGTAGAGCGACATCGCGTGCCACTGGGCGATGTGGGCGAGCTTGCGCACGAAGTCGCTGATCTTGCCCGCCTCGCGGCTGCCGATCACCGACTCGATGCCCACGGTGATATGGACGCCGCAGGAATTATCGACGGTCGCGCCGATCGCGGTCATCCATTCCATGAACCGGCAGAGGTTCTCGACCCCCTCGGCTCCGTGGAGAATGGGCGAGACAAACTCACAGGGCATCTCGCCCGGCTCGCAGGTGATGGAGCCGTCGCGGTCGGCCCGCCACGTCGCCCCGTTGAAGGTGGGCGCGACGAGCTGCTGACCGTTGGTGGCAAGGGCGCTCCTCACCGGATAACCGGCGTGGTAGCCGCCGACAGCGAGGCCGCAGGTGCGCGGCACTTTGGTTTCAAGTTCAACGCCAAAGCGGATGTTCATCGCTTCAACGTCCTCGGGTTTGCGCAGACTACGCAGACCGCGTAGCTTTGGCGCACGATTGTTGATGGTGGTTGCAGACATGCCCTTCCCTCTTCCAGCCGGCCTTCGTGTGTCGCACCAAATTGATCGCCAAATTTTGCGCCATTGTACGGGGCAGCCTGCGGTTGGCGCGAAAAGTGGGAGTAAGCCGGAAGCCTGCTAACGCCGCGCTCCATTGGCGCGGCTTTCACAAGTCCCACGCCTCCCTGAACCCGATGAACTTCGGGAACCGCGGCGCATCCTTCGCCCCACTTGGCTGGTGCATGAACTTCACGATTTTGCCGGGGAGGGACTCCCGCCGCTCCCACAGGGTCACGCGGTCGATCCCGCCGAGCACATGATTGTAGCCCAGCCGGAACTCGACGCCCGTGCTCATCACCCGCACCACGAACCCGCCCAGTTCGCCGCGTCCAACCTTGTTTTCCTTGCAGCTTGAGCGCTTGGTGCGCCCGAACGCGTCGCGCTCGGCTGGGTTCAGGTTGCTCAACCCCTCATAGGTCTCCAGCACCACGGCCTCGTCATCATCGAACCGCTTGATCTTGAGCAACCAGCCCTCGCGCTCCGTGGACCGCCCACACTTGTAAGGCGAGTCCGGCGTGCGGATCATCACGCCCTCATAGCCTTTGGCAAGGCACTGCTCTTCGTGGTCCGCGAGCTGTGCGGCATCGCGGATCTCCACGGGCAGGATTTTCTCGACGTGCTGAAACTCCGGCAGGCGCTGGAGTTCTTGCATCCGGCAGGCATAGGGCACGTCCACGCCTTCGCTCACGTAGTCGAACACGGCGAAGGTGAAGTCCGGTTCCCCGGACTCGCGCCCGATATGCCCGGCGGTTTCGCTGAACGTGGTGCCGCGGACGATCAACTCGCCGTCGAGGCCGTCGGGCAGGTTGGCTTCAATCCACGCGCGCGTGAAGCGGTTGGACACGGGTTTGAACGAGCGCGTCAGGGCGCGCCCGTTGATCTTCAGGCAGCGGATACCGTCGAGCTTCGGCGTGGCGAGCACGGGGAAGCTCAGGGCCTCGGGGCGCTCGCATTTGCCGGCGAGCATCGGCTTGGTGATGGCATTCATCGTTTGGTTCTTCGTTTTGGTTTCTGGTCGAGACTGCGCAGCAGCACGCCGAGATCGGCGAACACCTGCGTGAAAAGGGCGTGCAGCCACCGGCGGAGCGCGTTCATGCCCTGCCTCCCTCGATGGCCTTGATGCACTCGGGGCCGAAGCCCGACTCCACGGACTCGGGCACGGTCAGGGTTCTGCCGCAGCGCCCGCACTTCCCGCAGTGGCAGAGCCGCACCTGCGGCGGCAGCGTCCGTCCCGCGCTCAACTGCCGGAACAGCCACTCGAACGCCTTCGCGCTCGGCGCATCCTGGGCAATGCGGGAGCGTCGCCCGTGATGGTAGCGCTCGGGAGTAAAGACCGTGCCGAGGAAGGCGTAGTCGTTCTCGTTGTTCGGGCCGGTCAGGACGCTCACGAAATGAGGTTTCGTGTCATCGGGCTGGCGGACCTTGAAAGTGAAGCGGTTGCCGGTGGCGGTATTCTCGACCGTGAAGACCGCGTTCCCGGCGAGGATGAAGCGAATGGGGTCGTGCATACGCAGAGTGCGGAGTTTAGGCGCAGAAAGAAAGCTGACCGTCCGGGGTGACCGCGCTCAGCCGGCCAACAAGCGTGGAGAGGTTGAACTTCCGCAGACCGCGGCGTTCCACGTCGAAGACGGTGATCAAACCGCCCCCGCGCAGTTTGTCCTGCGAGGTCGTGAAGCGCATCGTGCGCGCCGCGCCCGAGGCTTTGATAAAGGTGCCGACAAATTCAGTCCGCCTGCCGGCTGGGGCGTTGATGGGTTGCGTATTCATGTCCTTGCCTCTTCCTGATCCGCACGGGAATCCATCCGTTTGCGTCGCCTTATTTTTCACCTTTTGCGCGGGCAGTTCGCGGTTGGCGCGAAAAGTGGGGCGGAGGTGAAAACTGCCACCGCCCGCGCCTTTTTGGCCGTCGTGAAAGACAACCTCTGAGGCACAGTGGCATTGCCAATGGATACGCAGACCGCCACCATCTCCCCATGCGTCCGCTCCACGCCCTGTTGCTTTTTTTGTGTCTCTTCCTGGCCTCACCGCGAGCACACGCGGATTCTGTGGCGGTCGAGGCCATTGCCAGTCTCGCCGACCCGGCCAAGCTGGCCACGCTGGGCGAACGTCAGGCAAATCCGCGCGTTCAGAAGATCACGTACTGGCTGGCGACAGCGCGGGCGGGAGGCGAAAGGCCGGACGCGGTGATCGACTCGGCGCTTGCGCGTTTCGGGTGGAAGGGGACTCCCAGGGGCGACATCACGAAAGCGGCGATGCTGCGCAACCTCGACATTGCGGAAAAGCTGGGGTGCCTCGATCAAAATGGATTGGAGCAGATGCGCGGGGGACGGTCGCCGATTGTTCGACGCGGCCCCTACACGGGCGACAAGTTGAGCGTTGACCATATCATTCCCTTCGCGGTGATGCCCGAACTCGATCACGTCCTCGCCAACTTGGAGCTGATGCCGCTCCGCATGAACGAGTCGAAAAACGCATCGGTCGGAGACCGGCAGCTTGACCTCGCGCGCCGCTTCGAGAAGGCCGGGCTGCTTGCCCCGGAAGCGCCGCAACCGTCCCCAGATCCCGCGAAGGCGTCAGCTTTGCAGCCTCAGCCTCAGCCGCCTCCGCGACTTACGGCGACCGTTGAGGCATACCAGAACGCCCTGCGACGATTTCCTGAACTCGGCACGGCCAACACCCCGTTGAACCGGGCCTTTGTCGAGCGGGTCACGAAACTTCGGACCGAGAGGCCGGAGGCGTTTAGGAATCCCGAATGGCCGGTGACGATAGCGGCACAGGTTTTCGCCGAAATGAACCAGGCGGCAGTCCCACCAGCATCGCCAGTCACGGTCGCAACGCCAGCAAAGCCCGCTCTGCCAGCGGCGACGCGCGTTCCCTCATCACCGGTGTCCTCGCCCGCATCTTCCGGCGGCTACGTTGGCTCTGAAAAATCGGAGGTCTTCCACAAGGCGGGCTGCAAAGGGGCGTCCACGATCTTGCCCAAGAACCTCGTCACCTATGCCAGCCGCGAAGCCGCCGTTGAAGCGGGGAAGCGGCCATGCGGCATTTGCAAGCCCTGAAACCAACCTTCCGCACGCCGCTGAGCCGCCTACGCCACGACAGTTTCCACTCTGCGACCAGCGCCATGACCTCAAATTGCCATTGCCACCAGCCTGACTGCTCGAACCGACGGTGTGGCGGGGTGAAAGCGAATGCCTTGCAGTCAGGCAGTCAGCCGTCGATCAGATCATCGAACAAACCCGGCTGGAACGGCTCCAGCGCGGCCTGTTCGTCGCGGAAGAACTCCGCCTTGGACTTGCCCATCTTGCGGCCCTTCTGCGTGTGGCAGTCATAGGCGTAGTCGGGGATTCTCTCTCGCCCGGCTTTCTCCAGATCGGCGGCGAGTTTGTCCGCATCAAGGCCCGCGCACTGGTCATAGACGAAGTTCTGCAAATGGTCGGCGTCGCGGTTCTTCTTCGCCGCACACAGGAGGATCACGGCCTTGCTGATGAAGATGCGGCCTTTGGCCTGCTTCGCCGGCACGGTGGCGTTCACGAGCGCGTAGCCGTCATGCAGCGCCTTCACTTCCTGAGTCAGAATCCCCCAACAATCTTCGGCGCTCACAGTGAGCAGCCGCTTCCACACGTAGTTCCCGTAGCCGCTGGCCCACAGTTCCAGCGCCCAATAGCCCGCAAGGCGAGTGTCTCCGCGGCGGATGGCTTTCTGCATCGCCGAGGAAACCTCGCCAAACTCGTAACCGCGTTTAGTTAGAAATCGCATGTCTTGATTTTCGTTCGCCAAGAACGTGAGGCCAAAAAGAAAGGAGGGTGTTGAGGGGTGCCGCGAGCGGTCGGACGATGGTGACTTGGACATGCCTTCCCCCTCGTCGTCGTCCCCGCGTTTTGTCCATTGATGAATGACTCCATTTTCATGCCGAGAGGGAGACGGACTGCCGGCGCTGCACGTCCATCGCGGTCTTGTCCTGGCTCTGGTAACTCTCGAACCGGATGTGCGCCTTCCACTTCCGCTTGAGGTAACGCTTCTCGGCCGCGATGCGGTCCGCCGAACGGAAAAGTGAATTGCCGCCGAGGTTTTTGTCCCGCTCCTGCACGAAACAGAACCGGGCCTCGTTGAAGACCAGGCGATTGTCCATCAGCTCTTGCAGCGTGGCGTCGATGTCGCACTTGCACTTGAGCAGCTCGTCCCATTTCGGCACGCCGCCGTTCGCATCGCGGACCACGCCCACGGCGCCACCGACCCAGTGATGCACACCGAACGGATCATTGCGCTGAAGCAGCCGCGGATCGCTGCGCTGGTGCCAGCCGAACAGCCGCGCACCGGCACCACGCGCGCAGTAGGCAGAATTCTCCAGCATGGCCAGCGTCTCGTCGGTTGAGAGCTTCCGGCAGCGCAGAGACACCATGCAGACGCACGCGGTAATGTCGTCGTCGAGCATCACCAGCGCGTCCTCCTTGAAGTGCGCGATGATCCAGTTTCGCACGGCGCTGACTCCACTCACCGCATCAGGAATCGCCACCTTCTCCAGCGGGATCGAGGCGTAATCAGCCAGCTCGCTTTCGGGGACGACGAGCGTCGCCGTCGGGAACAGGCGGTGGCTGGTGATCGACCGCGGGCGGCTTCGGCTCATGATGACCAGGCGCAGGCTCAGCGGAACCAGTTCCGGCCAGTCCTTCGGGGAGAGACGGTTGATTTCCGCCGGCGGCGCGGCGGGCGAGGTCGAGGATGCGTTTTCCATGGAGCACACGGCCGAGGCCGATTTTCTTGGTTTTGCGGGTGATCGAGAAATCCACTTCGCGGACGCCGAGGAGCTGGAGCGCGAGCATCCAGTCGCGAAGGTCGTGGAAGAAAAAGGCGAGGTAGTCGTGATGCTCGAACGCTTGGATCTCCATGCGTGGCACTGTCTCGACGTCATCCTCCGGCTTCTCATCGTAGAGGCGCGCAATCTCGTCCTCCATGAAGCCGGTAAGTTCCACGTCGAACGATGGGTCGCTCTCCCGGATGCTTTCGATGACGCGCTTGAGATCATCCTCATCCAGCTCCGCGAGTTCTGAGAGGCGATTGTCGGCGAGCAGGTCCGCAAGTTCCTCCGCCTCGCTCGCGTAGTCCTGATAATCGACGGGGACTTTCTCCGCACCCATGAGCAGCGCGGCCTCGAGGCGGCCGTGACCGCGGACAATCAGGCCGCTTCGTTTGCTGACGGTGATCGGCCCGCGCCATCCCTGCTCCTGAATAATCGAAGCCAGAAGCTGAATCTGATGCGCGCTATGCCGGTTCGGATTGACCGGGTTCGGCTTGAGCGTCGCCGGATCGACGAGGGCATTGTGGGCGCAGTGGACTTTCACGACGCCCGCCGCGTGTCAAAGCGGCCCGCCTTGACCGGCCTCCGCAGCCTGCCGACAATCGCCGGCCATGAAGCACAAACAGTTCGCGAGGACGCTCGTCGCGTGGCGTGCGCAGAACAACTACACGCAGCAGGAGGCCGCGGACCGGCTCGGCGTTTCGCGGCGCTCTCTGGAGAATTGGGAGCAGGAGCGCGCGATGCCGCAGGGATTTGGTCTGGCCGCCATGCTCAAGATCATCGGCGGAACCGCCTCGGCGAAGGTGAAGCCGCTGCGCGGCTGATCCGGCTGGTTCATTGCGCGGGGAACGGGGGAAATGGCGCTCCGGCGGAGCGTAGCTGCATAAACAACTGTCGGAGCGGGATTAGGAGCTATTCCGAAATCTTGCGTATTAGATAAGATGGACATGATCGCGACTTTCCCGCCCCAAAACCAGTCTGTAGGCCCAAACGATCCCCACCTCCGGCTCAGCTTTTTCCCTGTAGCGGAGCGCGAAACGTTGGAGGTGTTCATCGAAAAGTTCCCCGAGGCCTTGGATCTTGCGTTCACCAATCCCCCGCTGGCCGTAGCCCTGGCCAACGCTCGATGCTGGGACACCTTCGGGCTGGTGAGGGTTGATCGAGCCTTCATCGGTGGCCTCTTGCGGAAACGAAGAAGAAGAATCTGCGGGGCACTGGGCTTTCCCGCGAGTGAGCGCGTGGTCCGAATTCTCGGCAAGGTGCAACCGGAAGCGTGTGACGTGAACCTGCTCTCACGGGCTCGGTGCGCACTGCGTAATCCGGCGGTACTGTCGATTCTCTCCCATCTCCCGACCATCGGTGCGGCGAACCTCCGGGCTGCTGCCGATTTGGGCAATTGTTTGCAGATCAGTCTCAGCCTGTTTACCGATTTGGCCGCGCAGTCCGCCCGCGAGACGGATGGCACTTGGGCACCGCTCGTCCGGCAGATCGAAACACTCTCCCGGGTGCGGAATCGGCAATGCCGGATGCTGCGCTCCGTGGAACAGGTGCGGCGCTGCTACTTCCGCCTGTGGCGCGAGCTGATTGCTTTGGCGAGTTTCGATCCGAAGTGTGAAGAATCCGTTGGCGCCGACATCCCGTTTCCAGCGGTTCCAATCCCCGGCATCGAGGACATTCAGCCGATCAATTCTGCAGCGGCGCTAGTTGAGGAGGCCCGCGCCATGAAACATTGCGTGCTCAGCTACGCCGAGCGCGTGGCCGCAGGTGACCGCTACCTTTACCGCGTGATGCGCCCTGAACGGGCGACGGTGTTGATTGGCTATCGCGGCACTACCTGGCACCTAGACGAGCTGTCAGGTTTCGACAATCAGCCGGTTTCGCCCGCGACGGAAGAACGGGTCGAATCCTGGCTTCGTGCCCAAGCCTTCCGCAATGACTGATCAAACCCGATTCATGCCTGTCTCGGACTGGGAGAAGTCGAAGGTCATCGTCGTTGATCCGGGCATTTGGAAGAAATACCGAAAACCGGACTGTGATCTGCGGCCGGTTTATCGCGATCTGCGTGCTGTCCTGGATGTCCTCGGCGTTGAGAACCAGATACTCACACACAAGGACTCACCTGTGGACATCTGGATTCGCGATTGGGGTTTTGTTGAGGGTTGCTACTTCCAATTCGAGCCCTCCTACGCCATCGGGGCATATCCCCCTGCATCGGTCGCGAAAGCGCGACGGATGCTCGATCAACGACTAGGCTGTTGCCGACCGACACTGTCGCTGGTTCTGGACGGCGGCAATCTCATCCACAACGGCAGAACGGCCATTTTAACCGAGAAAGTGCTCAGGGATAACCGGGCGAAGTCCAGAGCCGAAGTGGAAAGGACAATTCTCGACCTTGGGTTCGAGCATGTGGTGTTCATCCCGATTGAACCGGATGACAGCATTGGCCACGCCGATGGGATATTGCGATTCATCAGCGGAGACGTGCTGGTGGTCAACGACTACACCGGCAACCATTTCACCGGGTATCGAAAGCGCCTCATGCGGATTTTGGAAAATGCCGGGATCGGAGCCCGCATCGTTCCGTTCCCCTGGTTTTCAACCGCCGAAAAGCGTGGCGGCATCTGGTCCGCAGCCGGTGCTTACATCAACTTCATCCTCACCCGGCATGGGATCGCTTATCCGACCTTCAATCACCCGCTGGACGAGCAGGTTGCCAGGGTTCTCGCCGAAAACACCGCCCTGCCTTTGCGCCCGGTATTCGCGAGCCCGTTGGCGGCGGAGGGCGGCGTGCTCAATTGTATGTCCCTGAACGTCACCCGATGAGGCAACTTCCACGCAGTTTCATGAACACCACCACACCCACCGGAACCTTGCGGGTCACTGTTCACCGCGGCACGAATGAAATCGGCGGCTCCTGCATTGAAGTCGCCTCCGCGACCACGAGGATAATCCTCGACTGCGGATGGCCGCTCGACGGCGGGGATGAATCAGAGCCGCCAGCAGTCCCGGGGCTCTTCACTCCCGGCAGCAAGCCCGCTGCCGTGCTTCTTTCCCACGCCCACCCAGACCACACCGGCTTCATCGCGAAAGTTGCCGCCGACATCCCGATCTACGCGACGGTGGACACGAGCAAGATCATGTTCGTTGGCAGTTGCTACGCGCGCGGTGTGCAATTGCCTGCGGCTCGCTTTTGCGAAGTTCCAGTGCCGAACGGAAGCGGTCCCTGCAAATCGTTCCAGATCGGCGACCTGACTGTGACGGCTTACCCGGTCGATCATTCGGCATATGGGGCCGTTGGATTTCTGGTCGAGCATGGCGGCAGAAAGGTGTTCTACACCGGCGACCTACGTTTTCACGGGCGTAAACTGGGCATGAGCCAGAGGATCGTGCGCGAGCTACGCGGCAAACTCGACCTGCTCGTCACCGAGGGGACGAACGTCGGGCGCACGCAAACGGGGTTGAGCAATGAAGCGTCCGTCGAACGCACGGCGATCACTCTCAGCCGGTTGCATCCGTCTCTGGTGACCGTCAGCTTCTCGCCGCAGAATCTTGACCGGTTCGTCTCATTCTTCAAAGCCGCCCAGCAAGCCGGACGAACCTTTGTTTGTGACCACTACATGGCGGCCGTGCTCTACATGCTGAACCGCTCGTCATTCCCGAGGGTGAAAGCGGATAGCAATCTGCGTGTGTATTTTCCGAAGCGGCGAAAGGTCATTGAGAAGTTCGAGAAGCACTCACGCGTTGCGGCGATCACGCTCGATGAAATCCTCGCGGCACCGCACAAGTTCATGATGCTAGTCCGTCCGTCGATAATCGCTCAGGATTTCGGCAGCCGATTGCCTGAAAAGACGCTGTTGCACTACGGAATGTGGAGCGGATATCGGAAGAAAGCTGATTGGCTTAAAACGGAGGCGATGCTGGCCGCAAAACATGGCGCAATCCATGAGTGCCATGCGAGCGGGCATGCACTTGAAAATGATCTGTTTGGCTTTATCGCCGAGCTAAATCCGGGACGAATTCTTCCGGTTCATACGGTTTCGCCGCTTGCGTTTCATCAGCGATTCGGATCGGATCGAATCGGATCGCAGCCAATCAACTTAGTATGAAACTTCCCTTTGATCTGACGAAGTTGGAATCGAGCGCACTCACTGATTCGATCTTGCAGAAGCGTCTGAGCAAATTCACGCATTTCCCCGATTTGGTTAACTGGCTGCTCGGCCCAGCACCAGCGCGAGATGCGGCGGTATTACGGCGCTTGATCGAAACCACTCAGAAAGCGGTCCAACCCGAGCGTTCGATGGGATGGGCCAAACAATTGAACCGCGACGGATCGGGTGACGGCGTCCGACCGGAAGACCGGTGGGAACGTACTGTCTGGCGGAAGTGGCGACCGTCCAAGGGCAACATGCCGGCGACAAAGTTTCACGAGCTAGCACCGTGGATTCTCAGCTATCAAGTTCCGCTTTATGGGAAGCAGACAAGCGAGGGATGGGGGAAGATTGATCTCATTGGAGTCTCCCCAAAACTTTTGCCGGTGGTTGTTGAAATAAAAGCGGAAAACTCTGAGGAGTCGCCACTGGCCGTCGTGCTAGAAGCCGTCAGGTATGGCATTGCGTTGCGCAAATTGTGGGGTTGCGGCTTGCGCGAAGAATGGATGAAAGCGCTTGAACAGTATGAGGAAAAGTTACTCATGCCGTATGAAGCTTTGCGGAACTCAGATCTTCAGCACTGCCAACTCATCTGTGCGGCACCTCGGGAATACTGGCTGCGCCGTGGCACCCTAACCTCTAGCGGCGAGAAATATCGCCGCGCTTGGGGCGCTTTCCGTGAACTTTGCGCCAAAATCAAAACCGACCACGGCTTTCCTGTAAAATTTGTGAATCTTGAATTTTCCGCAAGAACCCTTGAAGCCGAGAACGAGTCTTAAGACGCAAAGTAGCGTTGTCGGAGATCTTGTGGCGATTGTCTTTCTCATTCTCTTTGCGGGGTTTCAGTCCCGGCTTGGTTTTCGTCGCGCTCTTCATGTCATGGTTCTCCTGTTCATTCTGGACCTTTGGAATCGCGATCTCGGTTGCCCTTTGGTTTGGCTTCTGCATCTGTGCGCGCGCTTTTCGGACGGCCTCCATGCGCTACCTGGTTTTGTGCGGTATCGTCCTCTCCATCTTCGCTTTTTCGCACTTCGGACTGAAGTCCAGATTTACCGCCGACACGATTCCCTGGTATTTTCCCCACTCGCCAGCAACTCCTAACCCCACCCCACCGCAGAATTAGGGGGTTTTCGCGTTGGGCAGCAATCAACCGAGGCGAACCCCGCTGCTCAGTCGCTTCCGTATCTCTAAGATGGGAAACTTCGTGTCGGCACGAACGGGTGACTGTTGACGCCCGGCGGGGCGCATGGACGCCCTTCCGCCGGACATCGCCAAGAAACTCCTCAACCGCGACTTCGCCAACCTCGTCAAACGGGTGCAGGCGGGCGGTAAGATCAGCCGCACCGAACGGGCCATGTTGCAGTCGATGGCCTCGGGCGCGGGCGGTGACGGCCCGGCCTACGTGCGCAACTTCGTCGAGCTAGCGGTGGCGCTGAAGGTCAGCCGGCAGACGATCAACTGCTGGAAGAAATTCGACGACGCTCCGAAGCCCGAGGCTAACGGCCTGCATGACGTGGCCAAGTGGCGGGAGTTCATGCGGGCGCGCGGACTCAAGGGCGGCGAGGAAACCCCGGACGTTCAGCAGGCGCTCAAAGCCCGGAAGCTGCTCGCCGAGGTGGAGGAGCGCGAGCTGCGGCTGGCCGTGCGCCGGGGTGACTTCGTGGCGGTCGAGCAGGTGAAAAAGGAATGGATCGCCCAGATCAGCCGTGCGCGGGCGCTGCTCGAAGCCCGCCTGCTGGATGAAATGCCGCCCGTGCTTTCCGGCAAGGACGCCCACGGCATCCGCGAGGAATTGGAGCGGTTCGTGGTCGAATTCTACGAGCTGCTGCATGGTGCCACGGACGCCCCTCGGAAATGAGCGCGTTGTTGGATGGCATTTGGCGCGACGCCTGGCGTCCGCCGGATCGCTCGCCTCCGTGGCTCTGGGCGCACCGGCACATCGCGGCCATTCCGTATTCGCCGATCCCCGGCCGCTTTCGCATCGAGAACTCGCCCCACATCCGCGAGCCGCTCGAAGCCATTGTCGATCCCGCGGTGCGCCAGGTCTGCATCCTCGCCTCGGTGCAATCCTCCAAGACCACGGCCGCCGAGCTGGCCCTGTGCTACGTGATCGCCAATCTGCCCGGTCCCACGCTCTGGCTCAACGAGACGGACGACGACGCCAAGGACCAGGCTGAGTCCCGCCTCCACAAACTCTTCGAGGAATGCGAGCCGGTGACCCGGCTCTTCCCGCGCGACCGCCACAAGAAACGCACGGCCACCATCCACTTCGCCAACGGCATGACGCTCTGGGTGCTGGGAGCCCACAACAAAACGAACCTGCAGCGGCGATCCATCCGCTGGATCTTCGCCGACGAATGCTGGTCGTATCCGCAGGGCCACATGGCCGAGGCCGAGGCGCGCGTGACGGCGTTCGGCTGGCTGGGCAAATGCATCTGGATGAGCCAGGGCGGGGAGGAGGGCGACGACTTCGACCGCAAGTTCGGGACGACCGACATGCGCGAGTGGACCTTCGAGTGCCCGCATTGCCACACGCGCCAGCCGTGGAGTTGGGAGCAAATCGAATGGTCAAAAACGGCCCGCGACGAAAACGGCGAATGGGATTTCGCCGAGGTGCGACGCACGGCGGCGATGCGCTGCGTGTCGTGCAATTTCTACTTTGATGACAGCGACCGCGTGCGTCGTGAGCTGAACACCACAGGCCGTTTCGTCGCGCAGAACCTGCGCGCCGCGAAGGAAAATGTCGGTTTCCACTGGAACAGCCTGAGCACGATGAGCTGGGGCGCGCTCGCGGAGCTGTATCTGCGGGCCAAAGCCATCGCCCGCCGCGGCGACATCAGCACCCTGAAGCAATTCTGGCAAAAGCGCATGGCTCAGCCGTGGCGCGAGTACGAGGAGGACTACAAGCTGGAGATCACGCGCGGCGGCTATCGCAAAGGCGAGCTGTGGGAGGACGAGGCCGGTGTGAACGCCCGCGGCCAGATTGTCGCCGCGCCCTACGAGCCAGGCGACATTGTCGCGCCGCTGCGCATCCTCACCGTGGACTGCCAGATGGATCACGTTTTCGCGGTCGTGCGCTCGTGGAGTGCGACCGGTTCGTCCCGACTAATCTGGAACGAACGCTTGCTCACCTTTGAGGACGTCGATGCATTACAAGCGCGCTTCGACGTGCATCCGAGCCTCGTCTTTCTTGATGCGGGCTATGCGACCTACGACGTGTATCGCGAATGTGCCAAGCGTGGCTGGGTCGCGCTGATGGGCGACCGGCGCGCGACGTTCGTCCACCGCACTAGGAGCGGGAAGAGCGTGCAGCGTTTCTACTCGCCCCGGCGTAAGGTCGTGCTCGGCCACAACCGGCACTGCTTCGTCCACTACTTCAGTGCGCTAAACATCAAGGACGCACTCGCGCGGGTGCGGCGCAATCAGAACCCGGAGCGCGGAGGGACGTGGGAAGTGCCCAGCGACATCGAGGACGATTACCTCACGCAGATGGAAGGCGAGCAGCGCGTGAAAAAATCAGGCAAATGGCTCTGGGAGCGTATCGGCAAGCGGCCTCAGCATTTTTTCGACTGTGAGGTCATGCAGGTGTGCGCGGCGACGATGCTCAAGCTCATCGGAGCCGAGTCGGAATTGACACCCCCGGTCGAGAGTGACCAAGGAGGAACTTCGGGCCTATAACCGCGAATACCACAGGCGCTGGCGCCGCAACAATCCCGAGAAGGTGCGGGCGATCAGTCGCCGCAGCAAGGAGCGCCAAAAGGCAAAGCCGACGTTTCAGAAAGCCAGTCGAGAATGGGCGCGGGAATATGCACGACGACGGAGCAAAGACCCAGCTTGGCGGACGCTCAAACGCAAGTATTCGAAGCGTTGCTATGAGCGGGCGAGGCAGAACCTCACCAAAGTCAACAAGAGGCGGGCTGAAGCGCTTGCTTCATACTACCGGTGCAAGGGCGACCCGGTTCGAAATGCGCGCCGACTCGCGCGAATTCGCGAGTGGCACCGGAACCGCGCCAAAGAATGCCCATCCTTCGCGATCATGAGGAACTTGCGCAGTCGCCTCAAGGCGTGCCTAAAGCGATCTCGCGCGCAAAAAAGCGATCGCACCATCGAATACGTCGGCTGCTCGTTGGCCGAACTTCGTCGCCACCTTGAGCGGCAGTTTAAGTACGGCATGACGTGGGCCAACCACGGCCGTGTCTGGCACATCGACCACATCATCCCGTGCGCGAAGTTTGATCTGACCGACGAGCGCCAGCAGCGACTCTGCTTCCACTACCTCAACCTCCAGCCCCTCCGCGTTGAGGAGAATCTGCGCAAAAAGGACAAACTGCTCGCACCTGCACAACTGCCGCTCCTGCTGCCCGCCAGTTGACGCGGGCGGCGAGGCATGAAGCACGATCCCCTCTTCCATTCACTCCGACTCGTCCTCGGTATTCTCCTCATCGTGGCGCTCGCGCTGGTTTTCGCCGGCTGCGGTGCGCCGATGCGCCTCGAATATCAGAATCCAAAATACGGCGCCGGGGCCGTCGAGTTCACGCTGCCGAAAAAGGAGGGCTACGCGAAATGAATCTCGATGCCACCATTCGTGCCGTGCAGGCCAAAGTCGGCGTCACCGTTGACGGCCAGGCCGGTCCCAAAACGTGGGATGCCATCCATCTCGCGATCATCGGGGCACGACCACCGGCCGATGCCCGCGTGCTCCTGCCCTCGGAGCCCGAGTGGCGGTTCCTGAAAGTCTATCGCGAAGGCGATGACATCGTTGTGCCCGACGCCATCGCCACCGTTTTCGGCTGGGACACAGCGCTCGGGATTCGCGACCCGGATGACAATGGCGAGTGCTCCAGCGGCAAAGGCACGAAGGATCATCCCGGGCTGATGGGTTGCGCCCTGCCGGTGAGCGAGGCGCGCCGGTCCACGCGCGGCTCCGCTTTTCCGAAAGTGCCGCGGCTCCCGTGGCTGACCCAGGTCGTGGTGACGCGGGGCGGCAAGTCCGTCACGCTGGAGTTGATCGACAACGGCCCGTCCGCTCCGCCGCCGAATGACCCCCAGCCCGCCGGCATCGACCTGACACCCGCCGCGTGCCTCGCGCTCGGCTCATCCCTTGAGGACATCCGGCGCAATCGGGTCGCGTTCAAAGTCAGCTTCCGCCTGCCCGGTGCGGGCAAATACGTCCGGGGATGAACCCCTACGCCCTGCCCCACGGGCCGGAATCCCTCCGGCTCGAAGCCGTCACCGCCTGCGTCGGGTTCGACGATCTGCTCGATGCCACCCTCGCGCTGAATCATCCGCATCTGGACACGATGATCGTGGTGACCAGCCACGACGACCGGCGCACTCAGGCCGTCGCGCACAAGCACGGAGCCACCTGCGTCCAGACCGACCTGTTCAAGAAGAACGGGCGCGCCTTCAACAAGGGCGCGGCCATCAACGCGGGCCTGAGCCGGTTCCAGTATCACGGCTGGCGGCTGCATCTCGATGCCGACATCGCGCTGCCCGACAACTTTCGCCGCCTGCTCTTCAACCACACGCATCTCGATCCCGCGTGCATCTACGGCGCGGACCGGTGCGACGTGATCGGCCATGAGGAACTGCGCGCCACCCGCGCCTGCGACCCACAGCACGCCTGCGGCGCGTTCGTTTCCTCGCAGCACCATCGCCCGCTCTCCCCACGCTACGTCGATGCGCTGCGCGGTTACGTGCCCATCGGGTTCTTCCAGCTCTGGCACGCCCACGCGCAGAAGCCATATCCATATTCGCTGGGCACGGCGGCGCACGACGACGTGATGTTCGCCGAGCAATGGGCCACCGAGCACCGACGCCATCTGCCCACGGTCATCTGCCACCATCTCTGCGCGCGGGCACCGACGCTTGGCGAAAACTGGGAGGGCCACCGCCGGCAGCCGCGCCTGGATCAAATGACGCTCCCGGGCATCGGGCGGCTGTGAACCACCCATGGCCACACCTGATTATTCCATCGGCTTCACCCAGCAGGAGGTGGAGGAAATCCTCGCCGCGCAAAAGGAGGAGCTGAAACGCACGCTCGCGGCGTGGTCGGAATCGGGCTCGACCGTCACCAAGCGTCGGATCGACGAAATCCACGCGGTCATCGCCGCGTGCCAGAAGGCACTGCGCCGCCTCGCCCCGGAAATCTACGGACGGCCGGTTCGTGTCGGCACGAGCGAGGTCATCGGTCATCTGCCCAAATGAATCCACTGCGCGCCATCGCCCGTTTCCTGCCTCGTGCCTGGTTCAGCCCCTACGAATCGGCCAATCCCTCGCCGCGGCGTGGACGTGTGCCGGGCGCGGCTCCGCGCGATGCGAAACTTGACCTCACGCCCGGCACCCGGCGCGAGCTGGTCCGGCGCTCCCGTTACCTGCACAAGAACTCCGGCTTTGTCCGCGAGCTGGTCGGCAACATGGCGATCTATGCCACCGGCGACGGCATCAAGCCGCAGGCGCTTTCGCCGGACACGAACTGGAACAAGGCTGCGGAGGATTACTTCGCCCGGTGGGCCGCCCGCTGCGAAATCACCAGCCGGTTCTGCTTCGCCGAATGCCAGGCGCTCGTCTGCCGCGGCATGGATGTGGACGGCGAGTATTTCATCCACAAGACGCGCAGCGTCGATGGTGCGCCCCGGCTCCAGCTCATCGAATCTCACCGCATCGGCGATGCCGACCTGGACGACACCGAGGACGGCATCGGTTTCGACGCTTACGGTGCGCCCGCGTTTTACCGCGTCCTGCTCGATCATGGCGGCTTCTCGGACATCCCCGCGAACTTGATGCTCCACGTCTTCGAGCCGGAGAGCGCGAGCTCGGTGCGGCAGCCGCCGACGTTCCAGCATTCCATCAATCACATCCTCGACGAGATCGAGCTTCTGGCGCTGGAAAAGCATGCGGTCAAAGACAACGTGGACGTCTCCCGAATCCTCAAGACCGAGCG